CCGAACAAGGAACCCAGAGAAGTACAGCATTATTCCTAAACACAAAGTGTTTGAAGTAGAGGATGGATACGAGGTAGCAGTCTATTGGGATTTGGATGAGGTAAGAGTCTTGCGCAATCTTGGCGTTAAGAATGTGCCTTCTCCTATCATTAGACGCTACGATTGGCCGGGTCGGTTCACGCCGATGGAACATCAGATTGAGACATCTTCTTTTCTTACACTTAACAAGAAAGCCTTTGTGTTTTCTGAGCCGGGTACTGGCAAGACCTTATCGGCGTTATGGGCGGCTGATTACTTGATGAAGAGGGGAGACGTTAGGCGTTGCTTGATACTCTGCCCCTTGTCCATCATGCAGTCAGCGTGGCTATCAGACTTGAACAACAGCATCATCCATCGTTCTGCCGTAGTCGCGCACCACGCGCAGGCTACCCGCAGGATAGAGATGATTCAACAAAGCTATGAGTTTGTCATCACAAACTATGACGGCCTTAACTTGGTTGCCAACGAGATTGTAAACGATGGACGATTTGACCTTGTGATTGTTGATGAAGCCAATGCATACAAGACCGTATCAACCAAACGATGGAAAGCACTCAAGTCCATACTGACCCCTGACACACACTTGTGGATGATGACAGGCACGCCTGCATCTCAATCCCCAGTAGATGCGTATGGTTTAGCCAAGCTCGTGAATCCTAAAGGTGTGCCGATGTTCTTTACGGGATGGCGTGACAAGGTGATGAACAAGATGACCATGTACAAGTGGGCGCCAAAGGAAGATGCAAAACAACAAGTGCATGATGCTTTGCAACCCGCTATCAGGTTTACCAAAGATCAATGTTTAGACTTGCCACCTGTGATGACGATGACTCGTGAAGTGCCACTCACTCCTCAACAAGCCAAGTATTACAATTTGCTTAAAGAGAAAATGCTTGTGCAAGCTTCAGGTGAAACGATCAGCGCAGTCAATGCTGCTGCGGCTGTCAGTAAGCTATTGCAAATCAGTTGTGGTGCGGCCTACACCGATGACCGTGAGGTTGTAGAGTTTGATTCAGCGCCAAGGCTTGGTGTGTTGGAAGAGATACTTGAAGAGACGCAACGCAAGGTTATTATCTTTGCTATGTTTCGTTCAACGATTGATACCATACACACACATTTGTTGAAGCGTGGTATTACGGCAGAGTTCATCAACGGCACAGTTACCCCACCAAAACGCTCGGACATTATTAGGAGATTCCAGAATGAGGAAAACCCTAGGGTGCTCGTGATGCAACCCCAAGCAACTGCGCATGGAATCACCTTGACAAGAGCTGATACGGTGGTATTCTATGGCCCCTTGATGAGCGTTGAGCAGTACACGCAAGCTATAGCTAGAGCGGATCGCAAGGGGCAGGACTCTGATAAAGTGACCGTCATTCACATACAAGGTTCCCCCATCGAGAAAAAGATGTTCAAGGCATTGGAGGCTAAAGTTAGTGACAACTTACTTATAACTGAAATGTTTGAGAACGAAATAAATATTCAAAAGGAGGTTGCAATGGTATAAAGAACTGTTATACAATGTCTAACGCTAGACAAACAAATTAAAAAACACACAGGAGAAATAAATGTCAGAAGAAGTAATAGATGAGGTGATACCTCTAAGCGAACTTGCTAGAATTTATCGCAAGATGAAAGCTAGAATGGACGAGCTTACAAAAGCATACGATACAGAAGTCGAGACCATCAAGGAAAAACTTGAGCTGGTTAAGATAGAAATAAAAGATCAGATGAGAGCACAGGGTGCTACATCGATCAAAACAGATTTTGGCACGATCAGTCTTGTGACCAAGACACGCTACTCAACTCAAGATTGGGACTCATTCAAACGCTTTGTCGTTGACAATGATGTCGTTGATCTTTTAGAGAAGCGTATCGCACAGACTAATATGTCAAAATTTCTAGAGGAGAACCCTTCTCTAGTTCCCCCCGGTCTTAACTCTATGTCAGAGTATGAGATTCGCGTCATTAAACCAACTAAGTAACACAACATGTCAAACCTATCAGTATTCAATTCCGCAAACGTACCCGCATTCGCCCAAGGTGGTGAGTTATCAGACACAGCACGCTCTCTCATGGGCGGTACTATCAACACGAGCAGACGCATCTCTATCAAAGGTGGTGTGTTCCGTATCGTGGCAGGTGGTAAAGAGTTGGCCTCTATTGAAGAGCGTCACCTTGATATCATCGTGGTTAAAGCTGCTCCTAAAGTCAGCCGTATCTTTTACGCAAAGTCATACGATGGCGATAACATCACTGGCCCCGATTGCTGGTCTAACGATGGCGAGACTCCCGATACTTCAATCAAGGCACCGCAAAGCAAGACTTGCATGACTTGCGATCAAAACGTGGCCGGATCAGGGCAGGGTAATAGCCGTGCTTGCCGTTACCAACAACGCTTGGCTGTTATGTTGGCAGATAATCCTGACGACATTTTGCAACTCACATTGCCCGCTACATCCATCTTCGGTAAAGAAGAAGGCGACAAGCGTCCATTGCAAGCGTATGTAAAGCACTTGGCCTTGGCATCTCCTCCTGTGGACATCGAGAAGATCGTGACACGCATGAAGTTTGACACCAAAGCAGAAGCGCCCAAGTTGCACTTTGCGCCTACACGTTGGCTCACAACGGTAGAGTATGAGTTGGCTAGAGCCAAGGGCATGACCCAAGAAGCTTTGGATGCGATCAGACAGACGGCATCTCAAGTCGATGGTGTAAAACCTAGAGCCCCTTTGAAGCTAGAAGGCACACGCCCTATGGGTGAGTTGACCAAGGAAGAAGACGCTCCAGTATACGAGCCTATTGCGGCCAAGGCAAAAGCCAAAGCCGAGCCTGTAGCTGAAGCTGATGAGGAGCCAGAGGTTCGTAAAGAAGCGTCTAAGCCCACATCAGTACCTGCCAAGAAAAGCAAACTTGCTGACATCGTCTCAGATTGGGACGACGAGTAACAACAACGGGGACATTGTCCCCATTCATCTATGCCTTACTCAGACAAAATCATTAACCTCGTAGCAAAGTCGCCTAAGACCTTGGGTAGTACCCTTGGTCGATGGGCAATACATTTAGACTTTCCCGTAACAAAGATTGCGTATGCACTTGGAGTTACTCGCCAAACAGTTTACAACTGGTTCGAGGGTAAAGACGTTTTCGTAGCGTATCAAAATCGGGTAGAACTTTTAACAAAAATTATGTCGAGCTCAAAAACAGCCGACGAAGCATGGAGAAGAATATGTCAGGAATACAACCTAGAACCTTAACAAACGATGAGTTGATTCGTCACAGTGAGACGATGATTTATCGTGACAAGGGCTTGCCTTTACCTTATCAACAAGAGTTACTCAAGCGTTTTACTCAAGCAGATGTTCAACACGCACCTGCGTACCCACAGCACGGACAGTTAGACTTATTTAAATAACCTGAAGGAAACGTATGGAACCGCTTGATTTTATGGCGGCGGTTCTGCCCCCTACAGGCAACGGTCGTTACTGTGTGGCAGAGCTTTCTCGAAAAAAGGAACACTACTATGTTGAGACACTTGATGAAGCGCAAGCGAAGATAAATGAGTGGAAGAATAAATCGTATGATATTTACTTTGCACTTGGAACATTCGGGGAGAAGGACTCGCGTGTTGCTACAAATGTGCAGATGGTTAAATGCATTGCGGTTGATATTGATTGCAACCATCCTAAAGATATACCTGATGAAAAAGGTGTCATCAAACCAAAAGCCTATGCTTCCGCCAAGTTAGCAGTCCAAGAACTTCTTCGCTTCTGCGATGAGGTGGGGCTGTCTGATTTGGGTAGGCCGTGGCTTGTGGCATCTGGCGGTGGAGTACACGCATACTGGCCTTTTAAAGAGGCGGTGGACAAAGAAGAGTGGAAGCCTGTGGCTGAAGCGTTCAAGCGCCTGTGTTTTCAAAAGAAGCTAGCGATTGATCCAACAATTACAAGCGACGCATCTCGTGTTCTGCGTGTACCCAGCACCATCAACACAGGCGTTAAGAGTGGTAAACAAGTAAGAGAGGTAACCAATGTGCGCTTTATGAACGCAGGGGACTTCTTTGACTTGGATGACATCAGGGCACTAGTAACCAAGCACCTTGTAGGGACAATGTATGAAAACGTGGTGTCTCAAGCAGTGCCAACACATTCCATCGTGTTGCAAGGGGAACCACCAAAATCTTTGGGGGCGACCAGTGTAAAACTGTTTGAGAATTCTATAACCAAATTTGGTAAGATCATCAAAATTACAGCCCAAGGTGGTGGGTGTGGTCAGCTTGATTACTACGTCAACAACGCAAGTGATGACGGCATGGAGCCTCTTTGGCGCGGGCTCTTGAGCATTACACAGAAATGTGTGGATGGAGAAAAAGCGGCAGTATGGTTAAGCGATATGCACCCTTATTCGCATGAGCGGATGCAGGACAAGTTGAGCCAAATAAAAGGCCCATATCCTTGTATCAAATTTGATAGTGAGAATCCGGGCGTGTGTCCGTCATGTAAGCATTGGGGAAAGATAACAAACCCATTGGCGCTTGGCAGGGACACAGCGGTGACGTGCTTAGAAGAAACAATTATTACAAAGGAGAATAAAACAGTCCATAGACCAGAAACACCCAGAGGATATGCTTATGGTAAGCACGGCGGTGTCTTTATCGAGAAAGACGATGAGGACGCCAACGGCAACAAAATCAAACGAATGGTCATGCTACTTTCTTACGATTTGTTTCCTGTGCACATATTAAGCAACAAAGGTTCTCACACACTACACATGATGGCTTTGCGCCCGCAAGGCATAAAGACCATTACATTACCAACCAAAATGATCGGGAGCCCCGTTGAAGTTACAAAAGCGTTAGTTGATCAAAACGTTTTAAGTTCTTTTGGATCGGGAAACGATAAAAATTTATACGATTACGTACGAGCGAGTTATGAAAAAATGAGTACAGAAAAAAACACAATTGAAATACCCACAAGCTATGGATGGCAAGCCAATGAAGATTTTGTCTTTGCAGGATGCATCTATTCAGCAAACAAAAAACCAGTTGAAATTCCTATGGAGGGACTAGATAACATTGTTGACAACACAAAACCAACAGGAACGCTTGACGCCTTTCGGGACTTTATCAATCTTTTAACAAGAAAGAAAATGTATACGCATTTGGCCGTTATTCTTTTTGGCGCAGGTGCCCCTCTTATGCGGTTTACTGGCATGTACGGTCTCACTATTCATTGTGGGTCTACTGAGTCTGGTACAGGAAAGTCTCTTGCGCTTGAAGGCGCCGCATCAATTTGGGGACACCCCGTACACTATCGTGCGGGCGAAGGTACAAGTCCTGTTGCAATTCAACAAAGGCTTGGATTGCTAAATAGCTTACCTCTAATTACGGATGAAATTACAGCAAAGAATCGTAAAGAGTTTGAGTGGTTTCCAGCATTTTTATTAGCCATGACCAATGGTCGTGCCAAGGAGCGTATGGAGTCTGGCGCAAACAAAGAGCGTATTAACAACTCAACGTGGATGTCATTAGCCATCATGTCATCCAATACCCATGTGGTCGATCACTTAACAGGTGACAGAAAGCACGCAGCTGAAGGTGAATTACGGCGCTTGATTGAGTTCATCATGGATACAGAGCTTGAATGGGAGCCCGAGGACATTGAGGTCATCAAAGGTATATCACAAAATTATGGTGTTGCAGGACACCTTTACACGCAATATATGGTGGATAACACACCGGATATAGCTAAACTAGTAACAAAAACCGTTACTAATATGTACAAAGAGTTTGATGCTACCAACGACGAGCGGTTTTGGATGGCGGGTATTGGCGCCGCCATATCTTCAGGTATTTTGTTTAATGAAAAACACGCGCAAATTGCGGAGTTTCCTGTGTTTGAAATAATGAACACGTTAAAAAAACAAATAGACTATATGCGTACCAACATTCGTGGCGGTAAACGTAGTGCAGAAGATGTATTGAACGGATTTATCCGTGAATACTGGGGAAAGTTTGTAATCATCAACTTTGGCGAAAAGGGTGGCCTTTCCGCCGCAATGGGTGACGGTTCGATGATTGATAGGGCCACCACAAAATCCAATATCATGGGCAGAGTAGAGAACGGCATCACACCCGGATGCAAGGACTTCTTTATTGAAGAACGCTTACTCAAATCGTTTTGCTCTTCCATGAGTTTTGGTTACTCTGACTTCAAACGTCAGATGGAGAAGCAGTACGTTGTTTCGTACGTTTCTAAGAAAGACATGATGTCCAAAACCAATGGCCCACAGATGCGTGTGGGAGTAATGAAGATCAGTCGTCGTGAAGAAGACGCCAACGAAGTCATTGCTAATGCGATACCCTTGGAAGCGGCTTGAAAGGGGACAGGGGTTCTTCGTCCCCTGTTTAGATACGGAGGCCGTCAAAGCTGACGGCCTCCAACAAGCCTTACGTCATAGACTTTTTATTGCCAAAGCCCGTGTCGGTATTAAGGACGGGCTTATTGGGGTATTCTTTCATTTACCCGAGAAACAAAAGTAGACGCGTATTTGTTCTCGCTATTTCTTATTTCTTCAAGCTGACGATCTTTTTCTTCTCTCGTGAGATTTGGATCAGCCGCTACACGCCTAGCTCTTTCAAACATCTTACCCATGAATTGTTTGTACTGCCCTGCGGCAGGAGCCGCGCTAATTAACTCAGCATAGCGTTGTCTAAACTCTTCAGCTTCTGCACGTTTGCCTTGCGCAATCTTATCTTTGTAAGTAGCCTTGGCTTCTTCAATATCATTCATGCGTTCATATCCGCGTTGAATGATGTAATGTCCTTCTGGATTTTGGAACAAGCCCCCAATAAAGGGCATTTTATTCATAGGCGTTGAAGGCTTCTCGCCTTCCTCCCCAGACGCTAATATGGGGTCGACCATATGTAACGCCGCCAATCCCAAACTACCTGTATATCCACGGGCTAAATGCTCAAGCATGAGTGGTGATATGCCAATCAAGCCCGTTGCCTTGCCTGCAAGTTTTGCAACTTCTGATGTGTCTGGGCGATAGCGTTCGGTCGCTTTGATACGCTTCTCACGGTCAGATTCAATCGGGCCTACAGAAGTTTGTCCGTAGTACGCTTCAATCAAAGGCTTTGTAGCGCCAGGGTTAACACCGGGGACTGCGGCCAACATGACTTTGCCCAAACCTCTAAAAGTTTCATAAGCGGTCATGTCTTTGTGCATTGAATCAATCAACGCTTCAGGCAATGCTTTAAATAAAATACCAATCTCATAAGGAATTGGTATCTTCAATGCTTCCTTGACAAAAGGAATGTGCACAAAGAAATTGCTATAGCGCTCTTCTGGGCTGGCCTTGCGGTAGTCCTCGTCATCTTCCATCATCATGGCGTAAGCAATACTGGTAGTCATTAGCATCATGCTACGTGCCACAATCTTACGTCTAATCTCAAGCTGTTCTGCAAAAGGCATATTGCCTTTGAGGGATCTATACAGTACATCCAACCCTTGAACCTGTGAGTTAAAAAATGG